CATTCGCCACCACCACGCTCACGCGGTTGTAGGCCATGGTCTTCAGGTCGGTCAATGAAGCAGGCACACCAGTGTATGACTTGCCTTCGACCACGCAACGAAGCGGGGCCTGCACCAGAGCATAGGCCGCGCCAAGCGCATGGGCCTTCGGTATGGCTGTCAGCACATCGGCATCGATGGCCGCTGTGGTGGTCGGTGAGTAAGGCGATATGGTGAAGAACGAGCCAAGCATCCGCACACGGCCTTGGGCATAGTCCAACAGCTTCACCGCTCCTGTCGCCTCGGTCACATCCATGATCTCGGTCTGCGTCAAGGTGTCGGGCACCAGCATCAGATACATCTCTGTGCCCACTGGTGCCTCAGCATAGAAGTCCTTCACCTGCTTGTAGGCGATAGGGTTGTCCGCAAGGGTCACGCCTCTCGCTTCCGCATCGGCCAGCGAGAAGAACAGTTCCGGTGTGCCGATCTGGATCAAGCTGGTCACCGATACGCCCGTGCCCACCATGCCAGTGACCCCGTCCGCAAACGGAATGATGCCACCGAGCTGGCCGTTGGCAAGCAGTATTCTTACATTGGGTAACGCCATGGCTTACTTCTTATTAGAGTTCTTACCTGATGCTTTAGGCGCAGGGCTGGCCTTGGCCGAAGCCGATGCTGCCTGCGCCACGTCCTGTGCTGCCTTGTCCGCATCAGCGGCAGGCGATGCCGCACCAGCGGTCTCGGACGTATCTCCTGCTGGGGGTGCAGGAACAGCGGCACCTTGCGATGCCGCTGCCTTGCCTCCCTTCGGAGACTCACCACCCACGGTTACCTGCTCAACGGTTCTGTCCTTCAAGGTCTGCGCGTGGGCATCTGCCTTTGCTGCCGACCGGAAGCGGTAACCGTCACTTGTCTTAAATTGGATTTCCTTGCTCATTTTGCTTTGAGATGATGTGATTCTTGTCGCTGCTGCTCTTGCTGGTACCGAAGTAGTAACCGAATATGGCTACCGTCAATCCCTCGATCTGTCCAACCAACTGGTGGAAGCCTGTGGAAGCCTCAAGGCCGAGGCCCATCTTGTGGTCGAGAATGAAAGCCGCCTCCACCGTCACGAACGACAGCAAGGCTATCACGCCCGACAGCTTCATCAGCCAGTCCTTTTTGTCCGTCCGAGCGATGTCCACCTCACGCCTACGGGCACCTTCCCTATCGGCAAGCTCTGCGCGGAACTCATCCAGCAGATGAGTACGCAGCTTCTCGTCATGCTCCTGTTGGATTTGGATCAGCGCGAGCTTCAACTGCTCGCGTTCCTCTTTCGAGAAGTTGAATTTGTCAACCGCCTCAGCGGTGGCTGTGATGATGCCTCCCGCAGCCCCACTGAATATCCTACCTATCTTCTCCCAGATGTTCATAGCTGTGCGTATTCGGTCAGTGCATCAAACGATGGGCAGGCCTTCGCCACACCCGGAAAATCATTATGGCCCAGTATCTGAGCGTGTGGGTAGTCTTTCTTCAGTTCAGTGAGCAGTACTCGTAGGGTGTCCTTCTGTGCTTCTGTCCTGGTGTCCTTCGGTTCCTTCATTCCTTTGTCCATCCCGCCCACATACACCACTCCTATGGTCGTGGCGTTGTGGCCCTTCACGTGTGCTCCCTGTTCGCTCACTGGCCGACCACTTTCCACCGAGCCGTCCAGCTTCACCACATAGTGATAGCCAATGTCCTTCCATCCTTTGGCGAGGTGCCAACTGCGGATTTCTGCCGCAGTGTGCTCACGTCCTTCCGGTGTGGCGGTACAATGGATCACTATGTGGGTGATGGAGCGCATCAGTCGAGTTTGGCGGTCGCCACTTTCTTAAAGGCGGTGCCGTTGTAGATGAAGGTTGTAAGCTCATGCTTCACAGAGTCGGTGGTGAACACGGGCGCGTCAAGCCCCGTGCCCCACGTCACCGTCCGCTGGTCGTTGGCAATGGTCTCCACATAAAGCAATGCCCCCTCGGTCACCCAGCTGTTCACCGTGACATTGAGCGTAAGGTTGCCCGTCATGGTGTCCAGCGTCAGATAGGTGTAGAACTCGCCCACCTCTGCGGCCACCGTTGCTGCATAATCCGCGCTCACCGCCCCATAGGTCGGGAATAGCGTCTTCTTGTTCGCCTCGATGTCCTGCGGGAAGGTGAACTCCACCTTGACCCCTCCATAATTCAATCCCTGCGCCTCGGCCACATCGGCTGTCATCAGGGTCATGGTCAGTGCCAGAAGGCACACACTCAATAGTTTTTTCATTTCAATCGGTTTTTAACTTGGTTAAACTTCCATTTCAAACAGTCCACTCCTACTTTCAATGCAAGCCCTCCGGCTGCGCCTGCGGCTCCGAGCAGGAAGGCGATGCTTGCATCTGTCAGCACATCGATCCATCCAAGAGCCGCACCCATCACCGTGGCAAGCACGCCCGCACCACTCGCAGCGGCACCCTCGGCCATGTCGCGCACAGCCATGGACTACGCTCCGTTGGCCTGAACAATGGCAGCGATGCCGAGGTTGTCAGCTCTGCGTCTGCGGCCACCGAAGCGGAGCAAAGCAGAATAGACATCACCGTAGTACTCTGCACGGTCAGGGTTCTCGAAGAACTTCACCTCACCAAGAGCGCGGGTCACCGCGTTCTTATGCCAAAGCAGGCTGGCCTCCTGATCCGTGGTGTCACCATCTGCTCCGACAGGTTTCACCGCCAATGCAGCTGTGAATGCCGCAACGTCAGACCGCTGCATGATATTGAATCCGAACAGCCTTCCGATCACTCCGGTCTCGGCATTGGCATATTGCGAAAAATCGCGGTACTGCGTGCTGCTCAAAGAGGTGAACAGCTGGTCGGACATGTTGGCGGTGAGCAAAGCGAAACGGTCGTTGGCGGGGATATTCTGTTTGTCAAACAGTTTCTTGCCCGTTTTCAACTCATTCCACAACATCACTTTACGAGTGCCTGTCGCACCATCCAGAACATCCTCAGATGTGTTGCCGCCTGTCGTACGGATCACATTGGTTGCTCCGGTAGGCAGATCGACCAGCCACTTGTAGATGGCATCGCCAGCAACGTCCTCGGCCAGTTGCCCGGCATGGTCGCCATAGATCGAATCGATCTTGTCGTAGCTCAGGTGAACCTTCTCTGCATCTTGGATGTGCGTTGGGTCAGTAGTGTACTCATCCAAGGCATAAACGATGTCGGTGTCCGTCCTGCGGATGGCAGTGGCGGGAAACGAGGCCCTGTTCTTAACCACCTCAGGCTTGCTGCCCGGCTGTGGTATGTGAACGATCTTGCCCGCAAGCACCTTGTCGTCATCACTGAAAACGTGATTCAGGAACTGATTGTCCTTCCACAGTCGCTCGATGATGTAGTTGGCCCATATCTCGACCTCTACACCCATGCGCACCACGCCATGTTCGCGCTGAACACCCAAGACAGCTACCGCAATAGCGGCTATGGTCATGACGGCAAACACACCTCCGGCATCCCAGCCAGTGGCATTATGAATGCCCGTTGCGGCCATCGAGGCCAGCATCGCGAAGCCGATGAACGGCATCAGAAACTTGTTGAGGAAATTTTTCATCTTGGTCTTATTGCTGGTTTGCTGATTAGTGAAATGCTTCGTTGGCTCAGTTGCGGGGCTCTTTCCCGAACTTCTCTTTGAACTTGAGCTTGTAGGTATCCGGAGCGTGCAGCTTCAACTGCTCCAACCCACCGTCCTTGAACAGCTCGTCATAGCTCTTTGCGGCCAACAGCTCCAGTTTGGAGGTGTCGGTCTTGGTCGTATTCAAGGACTCCTGAACCGAAGGCGCAGCCTTCATGCTGCCCAGCAATGCCGACACGCTTGCGAAGTCAGCCTTCGCCAGCTTCACGTAGGTCTCTTTCTGTGCCAGCGTAATCTTGCGTTGGCCGATCGCGGTACTCACAAGGTTCTCCACCTTCTTCTCCTCCTCCTCGGCCAGTTTGAGCTGTTTCTCATCATCGGCCAGTTTCATCTTGGCTTTCAGGTCTTCCAGCTCAGCCTTGAGGCGAGCAATCTCCGCGTCCTTTTCTTCTTCAGAAAGGGCTACTTTTTCCTTGTCTTTTTCTTCGGGATCCATGTTCAGTTTCAGGTTAGGTATGCTTGATAATTCGATTCGGGTGTCAGTGTTGGAATAGAGGGCCACGGCAAGGCTTCCGGGGTTGGCACCTATGTCGCAGATGCTGCCCTCTTTCAGCTTCCACTTGGTAACAGTGGCTTTCTGCTGGCCGGGCAGTAGATGCTCCGATGCTTCACTGGTCGCCAATGGTTCGGCACCTGCCGAGCACATGCGGATGAAGCCGCCCTCCACCTTGTTGTAGATGCTCATGGCGAACTCATCCTTGTCATCGAAGAATGGCACGCCCGTAATGTCGTCCCCCTTCAGCTCGATATCCACCCAATAGCCGATGGGCAGTATCTGATCCTTACTGCTGCCTTCAGGTCGGATGTGGTTGAACAGCAGCAGCGGATTCTTGTCGAAGTCGCTCAGATCGGCACCCTCCGTCAACATGCGAAAGCCCTGACCGTTGAGGCCACTGTTGCTGATGACGAATCGCTTGCTGCTTTTAGGCATGGTTGCCGTTGTTGACGGTGCAAACATCCAACGAAAATTCCGCACCTGACACAATGGCATTATATTAAACCATTGATGGTCAATATAATACCGTTCTAAACTGACAGAATATCATAAGAACGCGGAGCGCACGGGCGCGTCATGCGACCTTCGCACCATGAGTCTCGATAAAGCCCGACAAATGGAACTGGCCCGCGCCCTTTACCTCAGCGGGAACACGATGCAGAAAGACCTTGCCCAGCGCGTTGGGGTGACGGAAAAGACCATAGGCCGATGGGTGCAGAAAGGCGAGTGGGACAAGTTGCGCAAGAACCTGCTACTGACCCGCGAGGAGCAGATGGCTGCGATGCTCACCGAGCTGGAGGAGCTTAACAACTTCATCAAGCTCAAGCCCGAAGGCTCACGGTTCGCGAGCACCAAAGAGGCCGACATCAGACGCAAACTCGTCCGTGACCTGCGTGAGCTGGAGACCCGCGCCTCGGTGGCCGAGACGGTCAACGTGGCACGTGCCATGCTCGCTTGGTGCCGTGACCACGATCACACGCAGGCTCCATTGCTCACAGCTCTGTTCGACCTCTACATCCGCACCCGTCTGGCATGAACACGCAAACCGCAGAAGACCGTAAGGCTCTCAAGGAATGGGAGGGCATTGTGCGCGAGCAGATGCGCCTCATTCAGACGCCTGACCAAGAGACCACAGCTCAGCGGGCTGCACGCATCACACGCTTGGAGGCTAATCCGGAGGAGTGGTTCCGCTACTACTTCCCCAACTTCTGCAAAGCGGAAGAAGCCGCGTTCCATCGTTCATCAGCCCGCAGGGTGCTGAGCAGCCGCAGACATTGGGAACTGCGCATCTGGGCACGTGGCCTCGCCAAGAGCGTCCGCACCATGATGGAGGTGCTGTTCATGGTGCTGGTGCAGAAGAAGATGAGGAACATCCTGCTCATCAGCCATAACCTCGACAATGCCGAGCGGCTGCTCACTCCCTACCGCATCGCGCTTGACAGCAACCCACGCATCAAGGCCGACTATGGCAATCAGAAGGGCGCATCACGTTGGTCGTCCAATGAGTTCATCACGCAGTCGGGCGTGGCGTTCACCGCACTTGGCGCAGGGCAAAGCCCACGGGGCACACGGGCCGAGGAGGCAAGGGTGGACGGCCTACTCATTGACGACATCGATACCGATGAGGAATGCCGCAACGAGCAGCGCGTCAAAGAGAAGTTCAAATGGCTTCAGGAGGCCGTGCTGCCCACTGTGGACATCAGTGGCGAGTACTGGATACTGATGAACGGCAACCTCATCAGCAAGACCTCTTGTGTTGAATACGCTAAGCGTCTGGCATCGTTCATCCATCAGATCAATATCCGTGATGCCAAAGGCCGCAGCTCATGGCCTCAGAAGAACGCGGAGGAGGACATAGACCAGATGCTGAAGCTGCTGAGTCACAACAGTGCGCAGAAGGAATACTTCAACAACCCGGTGAGCGAGGGCGAGGTCTTCACCTCGATGCAGTACAAGGCGATGCGGCCACTTCGGGACTATCGCTTTCTGGTGTGTTATACTGACCCATCGTTCAAGGACGCGAAGACCAACGACTTCAAGGCCACGGTGCTCGTAGGGCGGTATAAGGACGAGTATCATGTGCTTCGCGCCTGGTGTGATCAGACCACCATCGCCAACATGATAGGCTGGCACTATGAGGCGGAGGATATGGTGGGCGGCATCGTGCCCATCTATCACCTCATGGAAGCCAACTTCATGCAGGATAGCATCATTGCAGAGTTCCATGCCGAGGGTTTGCGCAGAGGCAAGGTCATCCCCATCAAGGGTGATGAGCGGAAGAAGCCGGATAAGTTCACCCGCATCGAGGCGCTGCTGGAGCCGCTGAACCGCAACAGCAAGCTATGGCTTAATGCCAAGTATGAGGAAGAGCGCCACATGCGCAATCTGCACGAGCAGTTTCTCGCGCTCCAGCCCGGTAGCCGCGCCCATGATGATGCCCCTGATGCAACGGAAGGCGCAGTTTTCTTTCTGAACAGAAAGAGCGTGAGCCTCGAACCCGATAGCTTCCACGTGAACCGCCCACGCAAGAACCCCAAACGCTTTTAACCATGCTCGTCACAGTAGCTACCATCAAAACCCACATCTATTCGCAGCTGGCCACGGCCATCAGCCGGGCAGATGCCACCATCCTACAGTCGGCCATAGATGCCGCCATGAAAGAGGCCATGGGCTACTGTTCGCGCTATGACGTGAATAAGCTCTTTCTCAACACGCCTGCCGTGGTCGGCTATGCGCCCGACCCGATTCTCGCGATGCACGTCAAGAGCATGGCCCGTTGGCACTTCATCACCCTCGCCAATCCGGGCATCGACTATGAGGACGCGCAGGTGCGCTACGAGCAGGCCATCAAGTGGCTGCTCAATGTGCAGAGCGGCAAGGTGGTGCCACCCGGTTGGCCTCCCGTGATCCTGCCCACGGAAGACCACGCCAACCTTTTCCACTACACGAGCTTACCGAAACGTAGAAACCATTATTGATGAGCAACATCAGCAGCATTCTAAAGCCTCAGAACCCTGAGCTTGACCCCGAAGGAAACAAGCCGCCCGTGGTGGTGCAGCAGCTCATTGTGCGTCCCACAACGCGCAAGAGTCAGGACATCGGCAACTGGCGCGATGCCATGCGCAGCGCAGAGGCCACTGTGCCGCGCAGGGTGGAGCTCTACGACCTCTATGAGGACATTCTGCTCGATGCCCATTTGCGCAGCGTGGTGGAGAAGCGGCTCATGGCCGTTACCAACATCGAGTGGACGTTCAGCGATGCGGAAGGCAACGAGATAGACCAGCTGGCCGACTGGTGCGACACGCCCGACTTTGAGCGCATCGTTCGGGA